TTCTTAGGCTTATTAATGTAAGGCTCTTTCTTATCTCTGGACTCTTCGCCTACTTTTGTTAAAATAAAATAATTTCCTAATGAGTATTCAACCTCTTTAGTATCTCCTTTTTTATTCTCTAAATGATCTTTTAAAAACGTGATTTCCATAATGATGAATTTATTATTTCAAAGATAGTAAAAAAAATGTTTGTATATTAAAAAAAGTTTCGTAGGTTTGTGGTGTAGTTACGGTCTGAAACTTGGTAACTGAAAAACATTAGCCTTTTAAATGAAGTAAAGCATCAGACCCTTTGCAGATTTTGAAAGGCATTTTTAATTTACAAACACTATGAACGAGCTTTTTAAAAACCAAACGACCGAAATAAGAATCGTCGAAGATTTCTTAACAATAAGACACATACGCAAGGACGGAGAAACGATAGGTCTTCACATTAGTATCGAAGATTTAATAAGAAATTTAGCCAAACTATTAAAAACAGACAAAAAACAATAAAACAATGGAGCCAGAAATTATAGGATGTACATCAGCAGGATTTGAAGAAAAAGACGGTAAATATACCGCATTTGAGACGATACAGAAGCATGTTTATTTTGTAAACGAGATGAGTATTGAAAGAACTAAAAGAAAGTTTATAGAGCGTTTTGTTAGAAAACTGCCTATTGAACAATTAGAAGCTACATTTAACTTCAAAATGGAAGATGTGGAGTTGGAAGGGCAATATACTGAGGGTAGTCGATTTAGTTGCGAGATTAATAAATAAAAAAAGCCACTCATAACGAGTGGCTTTTTAGTTCTCCTTTATTTAAACCAATTATGCGGTCGCAGTAGTTCCTTTAATAAAGTAATCAGATCCGTAAACCGGTAAAGCAAAGTTACCTTCAATTCTAACAGTTACTTTATTTTCTCTTACGTTTGTTCCGTCTTGCTCAAAAAACTCAATTCGCATTGATTCTTGAGTAAGCAATTGCGCTCCTTCCATGTCTCCAACGATATAATCAGTTGCTGATAGAGCTGTCGTAGGATATGCTGGAATACCCAAGAAAGATAAACGACCACCCACAATAGTTACCCCTTGTGGTAAATCATATTCTCCAGATCCTGAGGCTTTATTCAAAAAGAAAGAATAATAAGCAGATGGTCGCATTGCGATAAAATTAGCATCTCTTTCAAATGCATCTTCCAATCTTGAAACATCAAGAATGATTTTTTCTACCAAAGGCAAAGAAATGGTAGCTGTAGAAGCCGTGAAGTTACCAGCAGTCAAAATACCTTTTAAATTCGGAGTAGTCCCAGAGCCGTAAAGGACTTGCTGATCTAAGATATTTCTAAATTTTTGTGGCAATCTTCTCTGTAAGTAAGAGATGAAACCAGGGATATTTGACATTGCTTTTCTGGTTACTCTGATCCAACCAGCAATTGTTTCAACCTGAACAGTTGCTTCTTCAAGGTCTAAATCAAATTGAGGTTTCATTGCTCCCTCTGCAACTGGTGCGATGTTACCCTCACCAACGCCTACCTCGCGCATAAATGTAAATGAGTTACCTGGTCCAATTGTGCCACCTGGCAAAATCTCATCCATGTGAACTTTACGTGAAGGTGTCATGATAATATCTGGAGCAAACACCTGACCGTATCTGTTGCCTCCTGTTACGTTAGCGGTTGAGAAATCACCCACGGCTTTGATTTCAAGCTCTACTGATTTGCTCTTTTTGTCTCTGAAATCTTCAATTTCCTTAGATTTAGCTGTAATAGCTTTTTCAATCGCATCGTTAAAGTTTTCGTTTTTAACTTCAATTTGGTTAGCCCCTTTAAGCTTGACATCTAAGGCATCTGCATGATCTTGAACCTTTTTAATATCGGCAAGAAACTTTAGTTCCATTGCTTCTTTTGTTTCCTTTAGCACGGTTTCAAATTGCGCTTTTTGAGCTTCTGTTGCTGTGTTGATTTTAGCTTCAAACGCATCGATTGCGCTCTTTACTTCCGTTGCTGTTTTTGATTCTAAGCCTGTTTTAATTGCTTCGAATTCCGCTTTTAATTCTAGCTCTAACGCCATGTTATTTAAAATTTAATTGTTGAGAAAATGATTTTAATGTGTCCAAAATAATCGGCTTTTCGTTCAAAGTGTCAGGCTCTGACGGCTCTTTAGAAAGTGATTTTAATATTGCTTCAATTTGTCTTAGTCTATTGTCTGAGTAGTCTAGATTGTACGCTTTTTCGATTAGCTCCAATATTCCGTAAGCTGATTTGATAGATTTAATTCCTTGTACAGTTGCTAATTCATTCGCCGCCCATGATGATAAAAACGAATATTCCATTAACTTGTATTCGGTAATAATATTTTTATTTTTTTGGTCTCTTTTAACTACTTCATAACCTATTGATAGTTCTGCATTTAATCCGTTTTCATGCATTAACTTTACATCCGAAAACATATCTCTGCCTAAATCCTTGTTCATGTTAAATTGAGTTGTAGTCAACAAACCATAACTATCTTTAGTGTTTATATTTAAAGGAACTCCAACCATTAATTTACGGTCATGGTCTTTTAAAACTCTAATCCTTTTATAATTTTCGCTTGCGGTTTTATCAAAAGAACCATAAGCGGATATGTCTTTATCTGAATCTTCATTGTTGTAAGCATTAGCGTAAGCCACGACAACACCTTTTGTTTCGTCTAAATCTTTGAGTCCGTATGATAATTGCTTAAAATCCATCTTAATTTGTTTTTATTATTAACTCCCCATTTATATCTCTTTTTGGTATAAATGCCACTGTGCAACGGCAATTTATGACTTCATGAGCGGGGGCTTTGTTGTCGCCTGGATATTGCAAAACCGCTCCTGATTGCATCACAAAATTCACTTCCAAATCAACAACCTGATTATTCTCTATCATGTGATCTAATCTAGTTCTATTATCACTAACAGAAATCCATTGCTTTTGCAGGACCAGATCAGACATTTCAGCCGTTCTCATTGCTGCATAATTACTGGCTGTTGTTGTTTCTGTTCTTGCTATTCTTAAAGACTGCCATTTGTAAAATGTTTGATTCTTTTCAATTATAGCCTGTATTGCGTTTCTTAAATCAACAATAGTTCCATTTACTCCTAAGCTTTCTTGTATAGCCTTGATAACATCTTGTATTAGCGTATCTCTAACACTTGTAACTCTCAAACCTCCTTCATTAGACAAAAATAGTAAAATTTCTTTCAATAACGTTTCATTAAACAAAACATTTGCTTTTTTTACCTTTTCTAGGTCTTTATTTATGCGATTACCATAATCAACTCCAATAGTGCTGTATAATTCTTTATACATCGAAAATATCTGCTCTTTTGTAATATTTAAAGCAATGGTAGCCTCGTAGGTTGATAATGTGACGTTTTGATATGGCAAATCTTTTAGAATATTAGATATATGCTTCTGAACTATTCTATAAGCTTTTCTTTCGTATATTGGTTGTATTTTTGGCCAGTTTACCATTATAAATTAGCTTCATTAATAACCCCCTCGCTTATATCGTCTATTCGTTTCATTCCTGAGCCTATCCAAACCGTGTCCATCCCGTCGTCGGGGAGCGTTTCATATTTAAAAACAGTTCTTACCTCGTTAGGTGTAGTGTATATCTCTTTCAAAGCTTTCGCTTGTTTTAACATGTCCTCCTGCATCTCTGGGAGTTCTGTTATATCCCATTCAATGACAGCATTTTCGTAGCCCTTAAATCTAGGTATAAAGTTCTTGTTTAATGCGTGCTGCAATAGTGTTAAATCTGGCTGTATATCATCGGTTATAAGCTGCTTTCTTGCGCTTGCTGTATCTGTGTTGCCTAATGAAGCTTTTCCGTCTGAATTCAATAATTCATCAGGAAAATTAAGCACATTACAGATAGTCTTTTGATCCCAGTTAAGATAGTCAAATGGTTTTAACTCATCAGTTGTCAATGATATTCTTTGAAAACCAACCTCAGCAGAAGAAGCTCCAATCTTGCCTAAACGTCCTGTGTCTTTATCCATTTCTACCAACCTATCCTTTAAAGACTGTGCTTGCTCAGTACTTAAAGGCGTTGTTTTTCCATATAAGAAGCCGTACGCACCAGAAGACTGCAACATTTTAATATTGTTATCCATTGCGCTATTTTGGCTATTTATATTTCTCAAACCAGCTCTTAACGGTGATTGCCCGTACAAATGTGACCCATTCATGTCATAGTTTGGGTTAACATACTTAACGTGAATGACCTCATCAACCATGAACTTTATCCATTGATTGCCTTCAA